GGGGTACTCAGGGGTAGGGGGGGTAGGGTAGGTAAAGAGAGAGGTATAGTTTAGAATGGTGACTGGCATGGGTGACTGGCATGGCTGTCTGGCATCACCCTCTACACTGGTCTAAGAAGTGTCAATAATCGCCTAAAAAAATCTGTCATTATTTACACTATTTTATCGCCCTTTATTGACACATATATAAAGTACAATTTTACGAATAAATATTGAAATTGATCGTTTGGGGGTGTATACTAATAAATATAACGTATTCAATCTAAGGAGACCATAATGATTGACAACATCCTTACAGTAGTAGCCCTGTTAGCCACCGTAACCTACTTCAATACCAAGGTACTCGCATATAAGACTGCCCTAGAAGTTCCTCGTTTATTTAGCCTATACATGGTTATTACCTGTTTCTTCTCTTTCTTCGCCGTACTAGAACCTACTGCTACATTTGCTATCATCGCTTATCTACTCGTAGGCGAAGCTATAGGCAAGACCTGGTACGCTTTAACCAAGGACTTAAAGCAATAACATGGCTAGACCCCGCAAAGTCGACCAAGTACCCAACCCTAAAGTATTCGTAGGTGCTGGGGTACGTATTGACAAACTTAAGCCTATCGAGAACTTCGATGAGGATAGCTACATACAACGCATAGAACTGGCAGAAGTCGCTCAGCCAGGTACTGAGTATAAGACTACCAAGCATAAACGTACAGCTGAGAACCAAGCCCTTATAGTAAAGTATATAGAGCAGGGTATGAGCAACGTAGATGCAGTAGGCTTAGCAGGCGTATCTCAGAATAGCTTCTACGTATGGCAGAAGACAGACCCTGTTTTTAGAGATAGATGTGTGGCAGCCCACCACGAATTTAAACGTAGGCACTTATCTAATATAGGCCAACACGCAGCCGTAGACTGGAAGGCCTCAGCTTGGCTTTTAAGTCGTAAATTCCCAGAAGAATATGGGGAAAAACGAGAGATCAAAATACAGCAGGAAGGCCCTACCGCTCAAAACATCGTTATAGCATTTCTAGGTCAGATAAACGAAGCTAAGGGCTACGTAGGGCCAGAAGCTATATCCCAAGACGTAACTAAGATACTTACTAACCCAGTAGTAGACGCAGCTATAGCAGACGATGACGAGCCTGAAGATGATTAATAACCTAGTCTTAAATCCTTTACAGAGAGAAATAATAGATAGACTACTTACTACACCAGATAACTACATAGCTGTACGTGCAGGGTGGGGGTCAGGCAAGACTTCTGCTTTGGTATTCGCTATTTTAGCTTGGGCTGTAGTAAACCCCAATACGTCTAGTCTACTTATTACCGATACCAGTCTACGCTATAAGCAAGTCTTAGGCCCAGAAATGGATAAGTGGCTAACTCAGCTAGGATGGTATTACGTGGCTAACGAAGGTAAATGGATATTCCCACCTACAAATCATACAGTCTGGGTTAGAGCGTATTTTAGACCTGGCACTAGAGATAGTTCGCATAACCCGCTAGAAGGTCTCAATGTTACATCTGGTTTAGCAGTTATAGACGAATGCCAGACTATGCCAGAAGAAGTAGCTAACAAGGCCTTAGGTCGTTTAAGAAGTGGCCCTAAGCCTAAGATAATTATGTGTGGTTTACCGCTATGGGATTGCTGGTGGACTGAGTTAGCTAAGCGGGCTAACTGCGAGATAATAACCGCAGGTAGTAAAGTAAACGCAGCTAACTTGTCTTCTGATTGGTTTGAGGCTACTAAGAACCTAAGCGAAGCAGAACGCCTTGCTATGGTCGAGGGTATACCCCAAGCACCTTCTGGTCTTATTTATAACGAGTTTAACCCAGTTACCCACGTAGTAAGGGGTTGGGAATATAATCAAGAATTTAGTTCTAGGATAGCTATCGACTTTGGTTTTAGAAAGCCATCAGTACTAATACTTACACATGACCCCGCACTTAACGCAGATGTAATATCGGCAGAAATAAACCCGCAGGAAATAAAGCTGTCTGACTTAGCTAAGCAGATATTAGACGTAGCCTGTCCTAGAGAGTTAGCCTGGAAGTACCCAGGTCGTATATTGCTAGACGGAGCTTCAGGCGATAAGGCAGGTGCAGCCAGAAACGACCAAACAGCACTTAGCGCTTTTAGAGCTTTGAAGAACTCACCCGAAGATGGCGGTATAGGTATGTCGTTTAGGTGGTGTACTGACCCAGTAAAGACTGACGTAATGAATGGTATTATGCGGGTTAAGGCACTTCTAGATGAGAAGCGTATTTTAGTCAGAGATACGGTATGGGAGCAAGGCTTAAATTGCAAAGGTAACTCAATACGTAAAGCAATACTTAGCTACGCTTGGGATGGTAAAGAAGCACCTAAAAAGGACGGTCAAGAAGACCCTCTAGACGCACTTAGATACGACATACTTAATTGGAATTGGAGAGATAATAGTTTAGCCCCAGCAGGCGGTAAATCGTCTGGTAAATTGCAAATAAATAACTATAACCCAAGCCCAAAGACTAATCGTTTTTAGACTCTAGGACTCTCATTAAGTCTCCTATCTTCTTATCTAGTACTTCGATACTAGGACCGTCTTCACACTTACACTTGGATACGTGGTTTTCTACTTTGCCTAAGCGTTGCTCAAGCAATTCTAAAGCTCTGTCAGACGACTTAGTATTAGTGTCTAGTAAACCCTTAACCCTATAAACCAAGACTGCTAAGATAAGTACTATAGTCAAGGCTACATTACCACCTGTCAATGCTTGGATTTCTTTAACTTCTTGGGGACTTATAGGTAGTTCTTGCTTCTCTGAAACTACTTGCTTATTTGGATCCATTTAGACCTTCTTTCTATAAAAACAGTGTCAAGAAAAGTATAACAAATACGTGCGTTTTAGTGCATATATTCTTGTTAAAATAAGAACGATACTGATATACTCACCATATACAAAAGTTGAGGCTGATAATGACTTATGAAAAAACAAATTCTAAGTTAGCTGAATATCTAAAACCACAGTCAGAGGACTTAAGGGTAAAAGGTATTACAGGTACTAATTTTAGTGCAGGAGCTATCTCTGGTAAAGAGAAAAACCCTCAGCTAACTGGACGCTTCTGGGCTGACGAAGTAGAGGACATGCTAGCCACTGACCCTATTATTAGGCGTAGTTGGTATTTATTAAAGCAGACCTTACTGTCGGCTAAATGGAAATGGAAACCAGGTATTGATGGGGACGCCACTAGCGAGGAGTTAGCTAGGTTTGCCAACGAAGCTATGGGGTTTGATGGGTATCCTGGTATGATGGAAGCTGCTTGGGAAGAGCAATTATCTTATCTACTTGAATTTCTACCGCTAGGCTACAGATACGCAGAAGAACTATACTACACTTGTAACGACTCAGTAGGTCGTCCTAAAGTCTGGATTAGGGTATTTGCGGATAGAGAACCTACTGCTCATAATCAATGGCTAAGCAGGGACAAACAACAATTAGACGGGGTTATGCAGAATATGGTAGGCCAAGTAACTCCTGACCCTATCCCAGCTTCAAAGCTAATTCTACTTACTTTAAATCGTACTGGGTCTAACTTTGAGGGGGTAGGCTTACTACGTCCAGTATGGTGGTGGTGGAAGCAAAAACAACGTACTGCCAGTCTACTAGCGGTAGGCATAGAACGCTGGGTTATACCTACACCTAAGATTACCGTATCTAGAGAAACTGCCGAACAGACAGGTGCGTCAGATGGCGAAGTTCAGGCGATGATTGACGCTGCTGAAAACCAAGCTAGGGCGTATATATCCCAAGAGCAAGGGTACTTGGTAGAGAATAGTATAGTCAAATTTGAGACCTTTGGGGGCGATGCTGGATTTGACCCTAGCAAAGCTTTGTCAGTTATACAAGAATGTGATAATCAAATTAGCCAAGCATTTATGGCTCAGTTTATGAACTTAGGTATTACAGATAGTGGCTCTAGGGCGGTAGGTGAAATACACCTAAGCGTATTCAGAAGAGCCTGTATTAACTATTTAGACTTGATTGCAGCCACGCTTAGCGGTCCAGATCGTAGGTGCGGCGGTACTATGGCTAGGTTAATAGGTTGGAATTATGGCCAAATAGAGGCTACTAAGCTACCTAAATTAGTACACGAAGGTTTAGATAATGATGCGTTAACTGACTCCTTAGCCAGCCTACCATCCCTAGTACAATCTCAATTAATTACACCTGATGACGGTCTCGAACAAAGCATTAGACAACGTATAGGTGCGGGTGACTTACCAGAACAAGCCAAGCGTTCTAGTCAAGATAGAGCTTTAGCTGGGGGTAACCAAGCCTTAGCCTTTGCAGAAAGATTGAGGAATATAAATGAAAACAACTAAGTTTCAAGAAAAGGTAAATGCCTGTACAGATAGCAACGCAAGTAAGCGTATAATTACGTATTTTGCCTTACCTAATAAGTACGCCCATATAGACTTTAACCCACCAAAGGGTGCTATTGAAGCGGCTAAGAGGGCTTTAGATGAACGAGAAAAGAAACCCTCGTCTCAAAGGGGTATGACTCCTGTAGGTATTGCTAGGGCTAGAGACTTAATGAATGGTCGTACTCTATCGCCAGACACTGTCAGACGTATGCTTAGCTATTTTCTAAGACACGAAGTAGATAAACAAGGCATTACTTGGTCTGACTGGGGTAAGGGTCGTCAAGCATGGGAGGCATGGGGTGGCGATGCTGGATATTCATGGGCTAAAAAGATAGTTAAACAAATGGACGAAGCTGACGATTTAGAAGATCAGCAAACTATTTTGTCAGAAGACTTGAAATATAAAGATAAAAAAGCGTATAAATCAAGTAACGCCCAATTAAACGAGGAAGCAATGTACGAACCTATTACAATGTCCGATACTATCGAATATACAGAAGACGGGCATATAGTAGGTAAGCCATTCCTAGCGTTATCGGTAGGTAAGAATTATAGTAGATTTACTGGCAAGCAAGTAGGGTCCGAAGTAACCACTGAGATTTTAAGTGAAATTTTACGTGTTTTTTCTTTACGAAAAGAACTGGATCCTGTTATACTCGACTGGGAGCATAGTTCTTCTCGCATAGTAAACCCTCAACCAGCAGATCCTAGTACAGGTAAAGCGTTTGGTAGAGTCGTAGATTTAAAGCTAGAAGACAATGGTACTAAACTATACGTATACCCTGAATACACTGAAGACGGTGCTAAGCTAGTTAGAGAGTCTCAAGGCAATTTATACCCATCACCTGAGTTTATTGCCAATGATGTATTTGCAAGGGAAAGCGGAGATAAAGTAGGTACTGCTCAATTGTTAGCTGTGACGCTAACCCCTAGGCCAGCCCAAAGCCAGTCCAGAATAGAACCTATTATGTTGAATGAACAAGTAAACCAATTACAGGAGATGTATCTTATGGAATTAGATCCTGAGAAACTAAAGCAAATGTCGCCAGAAGAATTAGCGGCTATGTGTATGGAAAAGCATCAAATGGTACTTCAATTGGAAGCTGAAAAAGAAGCTATGAAATCCGAGATGGACGCATATAAAGCTGAAATGGAAGCTAAGATGGAAGCAGATAAAGCAGAACCTGGGGAACCTATGGACTCTCCTATGGCTTTGTCTGAGCGTATTATGTCCGATATGCGTACCCAAGTTAATGCTTTGTCAGAGCAAGTAAAGGTATTGACCAAAGAAAAGCAAGATGCCCAACGCAAGATTGCTATCGACTCTTTAATCAATACTGGTAAAATCTCTCCAACTGAGATTAAAACTGCCGAACAAGCATACGATATTAAAGATAGCCAACCAGCTTTCTGGAACTTCTTCTCAGAACGTAAAGTCAATACCTCAGTACCTCTACAAACCGTAGGCCATGCTCAGACAGGTACAGAAGTTACTTTACTTAGTGAAGTCCAAGCTATCAAGAATAGAGACGGTATTAGCTTCTCAGAAGCCTTAGATAAATATCGTAAATCAAATCCTAGTCAATACAATAAATTTTATGGAGTATAACCATGTCTAATAGCATCGTTCTCTCAGCTACAGCAGGTTCTGCACTTACAGCATTTCAACTTGTTAAATTTGATGCTGCTGGTCAATTAGTACCCTGTACAGCTTCTACACATATCCCAGCAGGCGTAGTTCAACGTAGCTGCAATAGTGGCGATTTAGTAGAATACGTAGTTTCAGGTGTAACCAACGTAGTCGCTGGTGGTGTAATTACCTCTGGTACTGATTTCTTCTTACAACCTGCCGCAGCTGGTAAAGTAGTTAAATTTACCTCCGCAGCTAACGTTGTAATTGTTGGTCGCTTTTTGCCTTATGAAGCTAACTTGGCTTCTGCTGATGGTGAAATCGTCCGCTGTATTTTTAACCCTGCCATTGGCAACGCTTAAGGGGTAATATATCATGGCTCAATCTTATGCCTCATTACATCCAGTCGACCAGATCCTTACCAACTTAGCTATCGAAAGTATTCCTAGTGATGTACAACTCATCGGGGATAAAATTTTTGAAAGCATTGATGTTAGCTCAGTAGGTCGTACAGGTACTATTCTCGTAGAAAATTCTCGTAATTTCATGGGTGCCCAATCTGGTATTACAGCTGAACGTGCTCCTGGTGCTGCTCGTCCAAGACTAAACGGTTTTGACCGTAGCTCTATTACCTTTGCTTGCAAGCCTTTCGGTTTTGAAGACGGTATTGCTATGGAAGACATCTATGATAGTCAATTCCCACAAGGCGAAGAACAACGCTTATCTAAGAAGGTAGGCCGTGCTTTGAAGTTAGCTAGAGAACAACGTGCAGCTAGCCTCTTGTTTACAGCAGGCAACTGGGTTAATAGCTCTTTAGCTGGTCTTGGTAATGGCAGTACTGGTACTCAATGGAACCAAGCAGGAGCAGAACCACTTACTGACTTACATGTACTTATGGATGTAGTTCGTGCTTCTAATCATGGTATCAAGCCAGACTCTCTTATTCTTGGCTATGGAGCTATCCGTGCTTTAGCTAGAAACCCAGAAATCAGAGGTATCTTCTTAGCTACTTCTGGTGCTGCTTCTGGTGAACGTATTCTTCAGAACCAAGCTGTTATTGAAGTCCTTAAAGCTCATCTTGGTATCGCTAATGTTTATGTTGGTGATGCTAGAGTAGAGTCCGCAGTTGCTGGTTTAGCTAGTTCTGAAGCAGACATCTGGAGTTCTTCTACTGTATGGATGGGTTCTTTACGTGGTTCTGACGCTATCCAACAACAAGGTGGCGTAAAGATGGCTCCTCTTGCCGCAGCTAACTTTAGCTTTATGCCTTTGTATGCTGGTCAATATGATAGCCTCGATAAAACAACCCGTAATGTCTGGGCAGA